TGCGCAGGCGGCCGCGGTTGTGGCCGCCGCGGAGGTAGAAGTCGTGCGTCGTCTCGGAAAACCTCGTCGCCGCGGCTCCATCCAACATGCCGGCGCAGACCACCGGATACGGGTACTGGCTCGGGCGCGCGTAGGGCAGGAATTTGCCGAGGTAGAAATGCTCGTACACGGGCGTCCCCACCTTGAGCGCGCCAGCGATGCGTTGGCCGTTCAACGTCAGCCAGTAGTCGATGCGGTTGTTATGCGCCGGAACGCCGGCATAGACCGCGTTTGGCTGCGTGTCGAAGCTGTTGCCAGAGATGTATCCCGTGGCCACCATCGCCAGCAGGTTGTAGTAGTCGGCTGTGGAGTCGTCGTAGGTGCGCAGCCCCCAGTAAATCTGCTCGGTGCCGCTCATGCCGGGCGAGCGCACGATGAGCTCGTCTGTCGTGCCCGTGGTGTAGCGCTCGACGACGTGCCCCTGCGCGATCACCCAGTCGTTGATGACCTTGAGCAGGTTCTTGTGCGCCACGTTGCGCGGCGCGCCGTTGTCGACGAATCCGACGAGGTTGGGCATCGATCAGGCTCCGGCCAGTAGCGTCCGCACTGCCGAGGCGTTGCGGCCGATGACGTTCAGGAGCACGCGCTCTCCGGCAGGCGAATCCATCCAGTCTGCAGCCATGCGCGGATCGACCACGTTGACCACGCGCACCGACTGGCTCACCGACGGCTGCGCGACCTGCGGCACCATACCGCCGGAGGCGAATGCCAGACGCCCGGCGTCGATGCGCGGCAGCCACGCGCCGCCATTGATCGCGTCGAGCAGGCCGCGGCCGATGCGTTGCGCCACGTCGCGCCGGATGACGTACTCGCCCGGTGTGAGCATCGCCGGCACCGTGTCGCGCGTGCCGCTGCCGGGCACCGGGCCGCCCGACGAGAATCCGAAGAACTTCAGCGCGCCCGCGATGAACGATTGCGCCCCACCGCCCTTGGGTCCGAAGATCGCCTCCGCGAGATTCTGCGCGGCGATGCGGTTGATGCCCGCGACGACCGAGCGGACGAAGTCGGCGAATGCCTGCCGCGCGGTCTTCGCGCCGCTGCCCACCGCCTCGAACATCGAGGCGAAAGCGTCCTTGATCTGCGTGCCGATGGCCGCGGCGAGCGGATCGACGACATCGCGCACACTCGCGAGCTCGTTTTTCCACGCCTGCACGCGGGCCACAGCCTCCCGCCCGATCGTCTGTGCGGCCCGCTCCATCAGCGGCAGCAACTGTTGCATCTCCTGCGCCGCCTGTCGGTGTGCGTCGGCGATCGCCTGCTGCGCCTGAGCAGTGCTGATCAGGCCCTGCTCGCGCTGGATGGCGGCGGATTGCTCTGCGCTGCGCATCGTCTCCAGCGCAAGACGCCAGCGCGACTCAAGCGCCGTCAGATCCGCCTCCGCGGCCTTGATGTCGATGAGCCGCCGCGCGAGTTGCGCGCCCTCTGCGTCTTGGGCGAGTCGATCCACGGTATCGCGCAGCGCGCGCTCAACCGCCGCGCGCCGCATCTCCGGCGTGTCGGTGCCCTCGGCCTTGGCGATCGCGAGCTTGGCGTCCTCCACCGCGTCGCGGATCTCGCGCAGCGCTTTGGCGCGATCGATCTCGAGCCGGAACTTGGCAGCCACCTCGCGGCCGTTCAGCGCATCGAGCTCGGCGCGTAGCGCGGCGGCCTTGATGCGCGCGTCGTTGAGCCTGTCGGCGATCTCGGCACGCTGGTTGGCATCCTTGGGCTTGGCGCTGGATAGACGTGCAATCAGGTCTTCTTGCGCGGCGAGCTCGCGCGAGAGTTTGTCCCGCTCGACTGAAAAGGCACGGTCATCGATCGCCGCCTTGGCGCGCCAGAAGTCCTCGACCTTGATCAGGCGTGCTGCGAGCGCCGTCTCGACCACATCCGCTTGCGCCTTGAGCGCGGCTTGAAGGGCCTGCAAATCGTCCTCGAGCGGCCTGCGCAACGTTGGCAAGCGTGATTCGCCCGCGAGCGCCTTGCGCACGAGCGCCTCGGCCTCACGGAATCTCGGCGAGTCCAACGGGATCGCGGCACGCTCGGCCTGCTCGCGCAGCTCGCGCAGCGCCTCGCCGAGCGGATCGACCTTGCGGCGGAACTGCTCGAGGAACTTGTCGAAGGACTTCCCGAGCAGCTCCTTGCCGAGTTCCGTCGGCCCTGAGCCTCCGGTCAGCACTTCCTTCTGCTTGCGCTCGATGTCGACCAGCGCGGCCTCGTACCGCTTCAGTTTCTGCTGGTTGGCCTCGATCGCGCGCAACAGCGCGCTCGATCCGCTTTGGCCGAGCTCCTCGTTCAGTTCGTCCTGCACGCGCTTCAGCCGCTCGATTTCCTCGCGCAGGGCGGCCGCGTCTCCGCTGCCGAACCGCTGCTCGCGGTCCATCCGGCGCAGCACCTCTTCGGCCGCCTCGGCACTGCGTCGCGCGCGTTCGCCAGCGGATTCTGCGTTGCTGCCCCACAGCGCCCAGGCCGTGGCGCCCATGCTGAGCAGGGTCAGGATGGCACCAAGCGGACCGCCGAGGAATCCCAACGCCACGGACACGCCGCGCGCGACGGCCCCGCCGGCGGCCATCGTCGCGTTGAGTTGGGCCTGCGCGGCGGCCAGGCGCTGCTGGGCCGGCACGAGCTCGGTCTGCACGACGGACAGCCGCGCCATGCCGGTCGCCGCGGCCACCGCAGCCTGCGCGGACGCGACCATCGCCTGCGCCTTGGCCACCTCGTGAGCGGCGAGCGCCTGCGCCGCGATGATGGCCTGCCGGTCCGCCGCGATCTTGGCGAACATCTGCTGCGCGTATGCCACCGCCGCCTGCCCGCCGCGCACCATGGCCGCTGTGAGCGCGCCGATGGCCGCCACCGCCGCAGTGCCGATCACCGCATCGATGTTGCGCGCCAGCGCATCGAATGCCTGCGCGACCGACCGCGTGGCGCCGACCGATTGATTCATCCGGTCGACTGTTCTGGCGAACTCATCGCGCACCTGCGACAGCGCCTGCCCGATGGTGCGCGGCATGGCCGCGGCCTCGCGCTGCAAGGCGTCGCGCTGCGAGTCGAGCGCGCGGGTGATGACGTCCGTCGTCAGCAGCCCCTGCTCTGCGAGCTCGCGCAGGCGGCCAACGGGCAAGCCCAAGCCGTCGGCCAGCGCCTTCGCCAGGCGGCCGCCGTTTTCCATGATTGAGTTGAACTCGTCGCCGCGCAGCACTCCGGAGCCCAGCGCCTGCGAAAACTGCCGCACCACCGACGCCGCCTCCGCGGCCGATGCGCCGGAGACCTTCAGCGCCAGCGCGGTGGCCTCCGTGGTCCTGGCGATCTGCTCCTGCGACAGCCCGAAGCTGCTGGCTGCTTGCGCCAGGCGGGCGTAGAGCGTTGCCACCGCCTCAAAACCCGCGCCGGTCTGCGCCGCCACCCGATAGGCGAACCTCTGAGCCTCGGCGAACTCGCGCGCCCCGCTGACGGCGAGCTTCAGTCGCGCGTTGACCTGTTGCACCTGGTCGGCCAGCTGGGCCAGCGCCGACACGCCTGTGGACAGGCCCATTGCGCCCTGGAAGGCCAGGAAAGCGTCTCGCGCCTGTCGAAGCTGCCGGGAGACGGATTCCAGACCGTCGCGCGCCTTGCCGATGACTGGTGAGGCGCTATCCTTGGCTGTGATGACGATCTGGAGTGCGGTGGAGGCGGCCATGTTCTGCCTGTTGCGCCGGTTCCTGTTCTACGTGTGCGCCATGGCTGGCGCGGTCGTTCTGTTTCTGCTGCTTTTGAGCGGGCACTGGTTGGGATACTGGCTCGCTGCGGTGTTTTTCGTCGCGGCAGGCGCGGAGGCGTGGAAGCGCCGCATGCAATGGACCGGCCTCATCCGCTGACTTGCTTCACCCACCGTTCCCAGTCGGTCTTGTCCGCCTGCGCCGCGCGCGCGGCGATCGCCTGCTCGAGTATGCGGCGGCGGCGCACCGTCTGTGCCGCGGTGGCGAAGTCGCGCGCCAGCGTCCACGGCATCTCCATTACTTCGCCGTAGCCGAACCCTGCGTCGACGAGTCCGGCGACCCACTCGTGCCACCAGAGGCGGCCTGCGCCATCCGCTGCGCCGACGCGGTGACGATCGGCAGCACCCGCCGCAGAAAAAAATCCGCGTTGACCTCCAGCACGCGGGCGGCCAGCGTGGCGAGCACGTCGGGCGTCTGCTCCTCCAGCCACGCGCGCTCCACACCGGCGCCGATCGCCGTGGCCTCGATCAGCCCGTCGGCGTGCCGCATCATCGCGGCGGCCAGATCGCCCGCGGCGAGCTCGGCGGCGATCGGCTCGATCGCGCGCAGAAACCGCGGCAGGTCGCGCACACGCACCGGTTCGATGCGATCCAGATCCATCACGACCCCACCAGATAGATCGCCGGCACCACACCGGTGCCGGCTGTGAACGTCGCCGGCGCCGGGCTGGCAAGCGTCGAGCCGCTGCCAGATGCGTACAGATGCGTGATCATGGTCGTGTTGTTGACGGTCCGGCCGAGCGCAGGCTGGACCGAGCCCACTGCCAGCGCGCGCAGTACGGCGGCCGCTGCGCAGATCACACTTGCCCAGTAGAGGGTCCCAGGTTGCAACGTGTAGCTCACCGTGCCCGTCTTGTCGCCCGTGGTACCGGTGTCCAGCCCCGTCGCAGATGCGAGCAGCTCACCCGGCTCATCGCTGCCGGAGACGACGCGGTTGCTGTACAGGCCGACGGATGCCAATCCGGTGGCAGCGGTCGTCACCGAGATGCGCAGGCCAGTCAGCATGATCTTGCGAGCGACGACCAGGGGGATCCAGTACTGGCGCGAGGCCGTCACTGTGATGGTGGACAGGGCAGTGCCGTTGATGTCACCGGCGATTTTGGGGTTGGCCGTGCGGATCGGCCAGCACGTCGGCTGGTCCAGGCTGCGCATCATGAGATCGGCGTAGCTGCTCACCGACAGCCCGAGCGCCATGCGGCCCTCGTCGGTCAGCAGATACGGCTCGGCCACCCGCAGCTGGCTGGCGCTCGCCGCCGAATCGATCTGCGCGCGCGTGCCGCGTTTGAACTGGATGATTGCCATATCACCTCCGCCGCTCGGTGCGGCCTTGACCGATACGGCTGTGGCCGTCCAACCGACAGCCGCATCTGATGTCCACGTGAAGACCTGATTCCCGGCCGTCGCCCGTTGCACGTATGACATGCCGAAGGCGTCGGACGACGCGCCAACGCCCTCGAATTTGGCGATCAGCGTCTGTTGCGCGCCCGGCGCGAGAGTGTTACCGAGATGGCAACAGGCATCGATCAGCAGTGCGCCATCTGACAGCGACGTAATCGAATGGCTGGCGGGGTTACCAGACTGGTCGCCGGCGCCGTTTGAAGCCTCGATCGAATCGGCGCCAAACAGCGAGATCGCGGCGCCAACGGCAAAGTCACTAATCGGACCCGCCAACGTCACCGCGATTTGTGCAGTGCCGCTCGGCGGGTCAAACAAAGCCCAGAGTTCGGTTCGCTTGTACGCATTAGCCGTGCCGTCGTCGCTGCGCCATTTGATCAGCGCCTGGCCACCATAGGTGATGTCTGTCACGACGGCGTTCGCCGGCGTGGAATTCCGCGTGCCGACGCCGACGATCAGCGCGCGATCAATGCCGCTGCCGACCGTGTGGTTCCAGGCCAAACTGCTGCCGCTTGTTACGACTGCGGATTGCGACGTTGAGTCGATCGATATCACGACTCGCCCCCTACGCCCCACAACTCCGGCGGCGTCCATGGACGCCCCATGTGCGCACGGCGCGCAGCGCGCTGCGCCGCGTCCTCCGCGACACGGTACATGCGCGCCACGCCGCTGGTGTCAAGGTCCAGCGCGACGATGCGTTGTGGCAGCAGTCCGGCCAGGTACATCAGCCAGTCCTCGTCAAGGTCGTACAGCAGCGTGGCGGCGCGCACGGCATAGGCCGTCCCCTCGCGCGACCCGCACTCGATCTGCGACAGGTACTGGTCGCTCATCGGCATTCCCCGCCGCGCCAGCTCGCGCGTCACGTCGGCGAGCGACCAGCGCCGCTGCGTGCGCTGCTGCCTCAGGATCTCGCCCAGCCGGCTCATGACGCCTGCTGTAGGCGCGAGGCGATGTAACGGATGTGCTCCCGCAGACGCTGCGCGTCCGCCTCGATCTGCGCGATGCGCTGCGCGTTGCCTTCCCTCATCGCCCGGATGCTCCTGCGATCAAGCTCGTCCAGCTCGTCGATGAGATCCTGCTGCCAGGTCTGCGCGTCCTGCATCGTGGCGAGCGCGCCAGTGGGCGCGCCGTCGGCGGCTGGATCAGCGCCCGTGCGCGGCACGCGCTGCGCGATGGCGCGGCCGTCCTCGTCGGTGCCCGCCAGCCAGTACCAGATCGGAACGTCGCTCATGTGCAGTGCCTCCCGTCAGGGTCGAATGGATCGAGCAGCTCGGTGCAGATCCAGCGCGCCAGATCACCTCGCCAGTCGTCATCCACGGCGGCCCAGCGCGCGAGCCGCTTGCTCGTCGTCCACTCGCGCGGAAGCTCGGCGAAGACGATCGTGCCGTGGACGACGTTGACGACGCCGTCGAGCATCAGCCCGAAGTAGAGCAGCGGATAACCGATGGCCTTCGCCGCCGGCGTGAGGCGCCCCTGCCGGCGCGCAGTATCGAGGTGCATGACGGCCAGGTACAGCGGCCATAACGCCAGCGGCAGCAGCAGTGCCGCCACGATCAGCAGCGCGCGCATCAGAAGGTGCCCCCGTCGACCACGTTGACGTCGAGCGTCACGTATGCGTTGCCGGCGTCCTTGGTCCACGACATCGACGGCCCCATACGCAGCACGCCGTCGGTGCCGTCTGTGCCCCACAGGTAACCGCTGGTTCCGCCCGAGACGACGGCCACCTTCTCGTCGGACGCGCCAGACGGGATGTTGAGTGCCGTCTTGAAGGCGTCGAAGGTGATCTTCTTTTCCTTCGGGGCCGCCGACTCGCTCGCGTCGTGCATGATGATGAGATCGGCGGCGCCGTCGACAGCCGGCATGGTGGCAAGCTGGTCGATGGCAGGCGTGACCGGAACGCGCGTTGTTGCGTCCTTCGCCACGTGCAGGTTGCCGCGGTCGAGCGTGACGAACGGCTCGCCGGCGAGCATGCCGCTCGTCGGCAGGTTGGCGTGGTTTCCGCGCCTAAGTTGCAGGCGTGCCATGTTGTCCCTTTCAGAAGGTGCCGGCGTCCAGGGTGCCGGTCATGTGCCCCAGGTCGAAAACGTCGATCTCGAACCCGCGAGGGTCGTAGATCAACTTCTTCATGTCGCCGTCGCCACCTGGTCCGGGAAGACCTGGCACGCCGACCTTCACGGTCGTGGGCTCGCGCACCACGATTTTCACGACATCAGTCACGGCTCATGTCCTCCACCACAACAAGCGTGTCCTGCTCGTAGGTGCGGCGCAGACCGCTGGCGTGCGTGACCTCGAGGTCGAAGCGGTAGCTGCCCGGCGCAATCCCGGTGGCCGAATAAGGCACGGTCATGTCGATGCGACCGGTGGCGGGCGTGATCGTGATCCGGCCGTCCGTGGTGGAGGCCGAAACGACGACGTTGCCGGCCTGGTCGCGTACTTGCAGCCTGGCGGTGGCTCCGGTCAGATCGATCGCCGCGCCGGCCTCGTCCGTGAGCAGCCACGCGCGCGTCCACGTGTCGCCGCGATACAGCTTGACGGCCACGCGTGCCTCATCACGCGCCGGCCTGGATCACTCGACCGAACAGCCCGAGCGGTCCGGTGTCGCTCTTGGTGACGTCCGCGAGCACGCGGCCGCTGAGCGCGAACTTCTGCACGTCGTCGCCAACCAGCGCGAAGTCCTGCGCCGGAGAAAGCTGCACGCGGTACAGATCGACGATCACGCGCGCGTTGTTGTCCGCGGTGTTGAGACCATCGAAGCGCAGCCACACCTCCGGCTGCCCGGTCTTGAACATCGCAACACGCTTTGCCGCGCCGTAGGCGTAGTCGACCTTGAATGGCTGCGTGAACGTGCCGACGTTGATGAACTCGATCGCGCCCTGCTCAGCGTGCACCTTGTAGTGCGTGCCCGGCGTCAGTGTCGCCGGCGTGGCGTTTGAGTCCTTGACCACCACCGACGAAACAAACTGGTTGGCCAGCAGGTAGATGTTGCCGGCGACCGCGCCAGTGGGCAACGTCTCGGCGGTGACGTTGCCAGACGTTACGTTGGTCGTCTGTCCGTACAGCGTGAGCTCAAGATTCTGAATGCTGAAGTCCTCCACCGTCGCGTTGAACTCGCCGTCCTTGCCACGGATGAGCTGCAGGTCGGTCAAGCGCTGGCCCGAGTAGGATTCCTTGTGCTCGATCGTGTCGATCTTCAGCGACACGCGCAGCTCGGGCACGTTGCCGAGCCAGCGCATCGCCAGCGGGTTGCCAGACGTATCGCGGTTGGCGATGTAGACGCGACCTTGTCCCGAAAAATACGGCATCTTCAGTCTCCCTTGCGGTTACGTTTGCGAGTCTGCGGCTCGGAAGAGGCGTCCGGCTCGGCTTCGGTCGCTGCCCCTCGGGCGATTAGCGCCTCTGCGCTGTCCTCGGGCAGCTCAAGCACCGACCCGGGCGGGTAATCCAGGCCCTCGTGCGTGTGCGGCTGTAGCACGACGACTCTCATGGTTCGATCCCCTGCACCACCGCCGCCACCTCGAGCGCGATCGGGTACAGCAGCAGACCGGCTTCGTACACGGGCGCCGGCGGATCGACGAGCTGCATGCGCTGCAAGCCGGCCCTGGGCTGCCAGCCCATCAGCGCCGCCATGCACGCGGCCACCAGGTCCGCGCCCGCGGCGCGCGCAGCGGACCCGTCGGCCACGGCGGCGACGTTGCGGACCGCCACCACCACCAGCCAGCGGCTGGCGATACGCGAGACGCGGCCGAACCCGGTGGTCTCGAGCACGCGATAGCCGTCGGCGACGACGAACGCCGCGGGCAGCCGTTTGCCCGCGACATCCTCCGCTCCCAGCGCCACCGCGCCGTGCACGCCGGCCAGCTCCGGCACGGAGGCGGCCAGGCGATCGCGGATCAGCGGCTCCAGATCCAGCATCACGATCCCTGATAGCCGGCGGTGGCGGCGCGGTCCATCGTCCGGGCAGGTGCCGCATACGCCACGCCCTCGGCCGACGGCTGCTGGGCGGCGGGCAGGCCGAGCGAGACCTGGCCGCGCGCAATCGCATCGAGCAGCCGCCGCGCGTCCTCGTAGCGGCGGCGCACCTCGTCACTGGCGCGGTCCTCCCAGAGCCTGAAGCGCGCGATGTCGCAGGCCAGTCGCGCGATGACCGCAGGCACGGCGGGCAGCGGCAGCGCATACCGCGTCCCGAGATACGTGTCGATCTCGGCGTCGGCGTCCGCAAGCGCCCGCGCCACGACGGTCGCGTCCGGCACGCCGGCGCCGGCGCGATCGGTCAGCTGGGTGAGCTCCTCCGCCCCGAATCGGTCGGCAAGGTCGGCCTGCGTGGCGTATGCCATCGGCGTCCTGCATCAGCGTTTGCGGCGCGCAGGCTGCGCGTCGGCAGCCGGATCGTCTTGCGTCTGCGCGGACGGCTCGGCGCACGCAGCCGCGATGAGCTGCGCAGCCTGCTCGTCGGGCATCTCGACGACGGCGCCGCTCGGCAGTCGCCGGCCGTCGTGCTCGACGTGCTCGACCAGGATCCGCACCAGCATCACGCCACCGCGTTGGTGATCAGGAAGCCGGCGTCGGCGCCGGCGATCACGGGCGCCACGTCATCGACGATCTGATACACCCAGCTGCGCGATCCGCGGTCCTGATAGGGCTCCTCGACCACAGGCGAGTCGCTCAGCCGGTAGGTGTAGCCGTAGGACGGCTCCTCGGCGTCGGCCAGGCTGCCGGTGGTCGTGTAGGCGAGGATCGCGTCCTTGCCCCAGACGTCGTCCATGGCGCCGGCGGCGGTCTGGTAGACGGCGTCGCCGACGACCACCCGCTCCAGCCCGAAAAGCTGCGCCAGCAGCTCCGGCGTGGCCACGTCGCGCGAGGTGTACTTGATCCGGTCGGTGATGGCCGCATGCGTGCGCAGGGCCGCGAAGACCTTGGCGCCCATCAGCATCGTGTTCGGGCGGACGCCGACCTGGGTGCGCACGGCTTCCTTGTAGCTCTCCACCGCAGCCAGCGGATTGGACGCGGGGTCGGACCACTGGCTGGTGCCCGACAGCGTCACCTTGTTGCTGGCGCCGTAGTTGGCTGGATTGCGCGCCAGATCGGCCTGCGCCTTCTCCAGGCGCAGACCGATGATGTTCTGCCCGCGCCGCACCGCCTTCGCGCCCAGGTCTACGCCTGGCACGGCGGCGGCGTCTTCCATCAGCTCGTACGGCACGCCTTCCTCGATCGCGTGGTTCTCGAGCGCGTACGTCTTGCTGCTGTACGCCGTGGCAATGCGCACGACGTTGGCACCCGGCGCGCGGGCCGTGTTGTACAACCGGAAGTGCTCCTTGCCGAACTCGATGATGCGGCCGCCGCGCTGGCCCACCGGAACGTAGGGGAACAGCGCGAGGCCGGCGAATGCCGGGTTGCGGTAGCCGCGCGCGACCTCGGTGAGCACCGGGTCGATGACGCGCGCCTGCTGGGTGGTCATTTGGGGCATCTTGGATCTCCCTTTGCGCTACGGTTATGCCGCGTTCGATACCAGCAGCACCTCGACCAGCTCGCCGGCGGCCGAGGCGGCGGTCAGGGCGATGCCCAGGCGCGCGCCGCTGGTGGCCCACGGCACGGCGCGGCCCTGGGCGTCGGACTTAACGGTGGCGCCGGCGGTGATCGCCGCGCCGGCCTCCACCGAGACGGTGCCGATGGCCAGCACGGGGACTTTGTCTCCGGCGGTGGCGGCGTTCAGCGCCACGCCGATGGCGTTGGCATCCGCGCCGGCCTGCGCGCCGGCCGCGGTGACGAAGCGGTTCGCGGCGATGGTGCCGGCTGCGGTCATGGTCAGCGTCAATACGCTGCGATATTGGCTCATGGCGGTCTCCTGGGTTCAGGCGGCGCGCTCGGCGGCGCGCGCGGCGGTGAGGATGTCGACTCCCGGGTGCTGCGCCTGATAGGCGCGGGCGCGGCTCCACAGATCCAGCCCGCGCTCCGACAGGCGATAGCCGTGCGGCAGACGCGGCGGCGGCGGCGCGTCGGCGGCGGCCGGGCCGGCGCGTTCGGCCATCTCCACGCGCGCCGGCAGGCGCGCCAGGAAGCCGCGCAGGACGTCCAGCGCGGGTTGAGCGCCGCCCTCGGCCAACGTGACGGCCTCGGCCTGTGCCAGGCGCTCCATCACCGCCACGAGCGACGCGCATTCGGCCGGCAGCACACGGCCGGCGCGTACGTGGGCGTCGAGCTCGGCGGCATAGGCGGCGCGCGCCAGCTCGCGCTCGCGCGCGGCGATGGCGGCCTCGCGCTCGGCGAGCCGCCGCTCGCGTTCGGCGGCGGCCACGGAGGGGTCGGTCTCACTCATGCTTTGCTCCTTCGGGTTGCGGTGCTGCACGCGCTCGCGCAGCGTCACGGTTACGATCTGGCCATCGGCCACGGCGGCCAGTTGCACAGGCGCCAGGCCCTTGACGGCCGGCGCTGCCGCGCCCAAGAAGCCCAGATGCTTCAGCGCCCAGACGCCCGGCGTCGGATTGCCCGGCGCATCCGGCGTCCACAGGGCCACCGATACGGCCTGATAGCGGCGGCTGCGCACGAGGTCGGCCATCTCCGGCAGCAGCTCGACATCCAGCCACAGCCCGTCGGCCTGCGCCGACGCTCCGAGAACCCAGCCCCATGCCGGGTCGTCGGTCTCCGGGTGCCCAATCACCACAGGCGCCCGGTAGCGCGCCGGATCGTAGGCGCTGGCGGTCGCCGCGATGTCCTCCGGCGTGACGGTCAAGTCGACCGGGTCGGCCGGCCAGGTGCCCGGGGCCAGTGCGTGGATGCGCGCAGGCACGAGATCAGGCGTGGGCAAGCGGGCCGCGTGCTGCGCGGCCTGCTCGGCGGCCATGGACGGATGCGAGTACACGCCGGCATCGTGCATGCGCCGGCCGGCGCGGTTAAGCACGACGGGCGTCGCGGCACGTTTGGGGCCGGGCCGCTAGAACGGCCTAGGAGCGATTTTGCGGGGCGGGTGGCATCCGAGTACCAACCGCGCACCGATCGCGGCTCAGCGGCCCGTCCAAACCGTTTGCAAATGGGGTCTGGTGGCGGCGCGAAGCGCTGTCCGATGCCCCGGTCTGGCCGTGGGCGGTCGCGGCGCGGACGCCGTCACTCGGCCGCCCGTAATTTGGGCGCGAGCGCATCGAGCTGCGCTGCGCGCTCCTGCGTGATGCGCAGCAGATCGAGCCATACGCCAGAGGGCACGCGCTGCGCGCCAGCGATCCATCTGCGGACCGTCCGGTCCGATACTCCCAGCTCGCGCGCGAGCTCGCATTGCCAGCGAGGCCCGTACAGGGCCTCGCCGCACTCGACGAGTAGGCGGCTCATGTCAATGAGCGATCAGCGCGCCGCACGCGCGCGACCGCATTACTTACGGCTTGAGGAGACAGCCCGATCCTCCGGGATGCCTCGCTTGGCCGCAGGCCGTCCACGAGGACGAGCCTTGCGGCCTCCTCAGCCGCGCCGCGCCTCATGCGGATGAGGCGGGCGATGGCGGCGAATCTTTTCGGCTGCATTCTCTGTCCGCTAATCGGCTTCGCACCCATCCTCATTGACACGGATTCCGTCGTCATCACGTCACTTTCGGCTCCTGCCTCATGCGTCATGCGTGATGTCAACGGCCCACGGGCCGTAGACGTCGCCGACCGCGATTTCGCGACCGTCCGAGGCGGCGTAGACGTCCACCTCGTTGTCGTTGGCGGCGCGCAGGATGACCTCCGCGCCCTCAAGCTCCGCGCCGGGGGCGAAGCCTTCCCCGGCGTCGTTCCCTCTCTGCCAGCGCTCGACGGCGGCCTGCATCGCGTCATTGCGGCTGTAGTAACTACTGATTCGCATCTTGTCCTCCATCTTGTCCTATCCCTGACTCCCCGGGGCGCGGTGGACAGCACCGTGCTGTCCATGTCGCACACTATACACGCCTACGCGTGTATGTCAAGTGGGCAAGCGATGCAATGTTTCTATCGTTTCCGCGCGCGCAATTGCCTTTTCGTATCGAGGAACGCCCTAGCGGCCGTCTCACGGCCCGTCCGCCAGATGCGCGCGGATGGCGTCGAGGATCAGCGAGCGTGCGGCGTCGTCCAGCTGGCCACCCTCCCGGATGGGCAGGTAGCGCCGGGCGGGGATGTCGCCCCATGGGATGGGCGCGCCACGGCGGGTGCGGCCGAACTGGCCCTTGCGCGCACCGAACTGTTGCGTGGCGGCGTATGCGAGGCTCGATCCGACCTCCACGCCGCGCGGGATGAGCCTGTAAGCGATCTCGGAGGACAGCCGCCGGGTCTCGCCGATGAGGGGTTTCTTCGCGGCGGCCCGCGCCTGCCCGCGCTTCGTGAGCCCCCCGCCACGCCGGAACGAGCCGCCGAATCGTGAAAGATAGCGCAGCACCGTGACGGGGCTGTTGGGCATCCAAGGGGTGCCATCGGGCGCGCGGCCCGTGGCGAAGCGCCGTTGGGTCGATGCGACCAGCAGCTCGCCGATGTCGCGCAGCGCCGGGGCGGGATCCTGTACGCGCCGAAGGAGCTCGCCCAGGGCGGCGCGCACCGCCTGGTCGTCGATTTCAATGCGGATCAAGTGCTATCCTCATGCCTGCGTGGCCGGGTGCATCCCGTCGTCGTGGTCATACCACGAAGCGTTACGGACGTCTGATGGGGGGACGGCCACGTATCCACAGCGTTTGCAGCGCGAGCATGCGGCGCCTTGCACGCACCTCGAACGCGGCCCAGTACTCCAGATCGCCGAAGCGCTTGACGAGGCGCACCACGGGACGACCTATACCAGACGTGCCTCCGTATTCGAGGCGGTCCGCCTCGGCAATGAGGCGTGGCAACAACGCATAGTCCTCGACCGTGACGCCGGTCTGTCCCGACCTGGCTTCCGCCGCATCGTCGCCGTGATCCTTGGCCACCTTGCGCACGGTCGACGCATCGATCGTCCAGTCATAGATCTGGCTGCGCACCGCTTCGACCCCCGTCATATCGGCGATCGCGCGCGCTTCGGCCTGCGTGAGCAGCCCAAGCGTCTGATACTGCTGCACGATGACCGGCCCCGGAATCGCGGCGTCGTTGCGCACGCCGAGCGCGCGCTCGGCGTAACGGCGCGCCGCCTCGGCGGTACCCGGCAAGCGGCGGATTGCCAGGGCAAGCGCATCGCGCATGCGCTCCGGCACTTCGCTCATGTACGCCTTGGCCATCTCATAGGGCCAGGCGATGGTCTTGGCGGCCACGGCACGCGCGACTTCGTCGGCCACCGCCGCCCCCGGCATATATCCCCATCCGCGGTCGACGCCCGCCGGCTCGCCGTTCGGTCCGCTCTCCAGCCAGGTCGGATCGAGCGGCTTGTCTGGATTGCCGCCAATCAACCTCGCGCCGGCCGGGCCGTTGGCTCCGACCACACTGCACCGGCACCCCCAGCCATTGGGCGGATAGTGCGTCTGCCAGAACGGATGATCGGCCGGCAGCGTGAGACCGTCCCAGGCCAGGTGCAGAGGCCGCGGATGCAGCACCGAGTCCGAATGCCGGTACACCCACAGCGCAAAGCCGCCCCGCTTGAGCTGCGCAAGCCGCCCGGCGGCGTAGCTCGTGGCGGCATTCGTCGTGTAGATCACGCGCGTGCGCCAGTTGCGCGGGCCGCGGTAGGACCAGCCGTGGCGGTCGACGATGGCGTCGAACTGCGCGCGGAACCAGTCAATGCCCCTGCCGTCGGCGATCGCACCATCGACGGCGCTCGCCAGGTCCGCGAGTAGATCGGCCTTGGCCGCGCCGGCCACCATGAAGGCGCGGTCGTGGGCTGCCTTCCAGATGTCATCCCAGCGCTCGGTGGGCACCAGATTGCCCAGCTTGCCGCGGAAGAAGGCGAGCTGCTCGTCGAAGGGCCGACGGAATACGCCGGCGACGGCCGGATCATCGGTGGATGCGCTCATGCGCCCGCTCCCAGTCGTCGCGACAGCTCACGTCGCACCAGCGCAGCGGCGGACGCACGGGTTCGCCGCACCACAGGCATCGACCCGTGGGCTGCGGCCCTGCGCGCCGGCGCAACTGCAGCAGCCGCCTCATCTCGATGGCGATCCGTTCGTCGGCGATATCCGCCTCATCCACCGGAGGACTCCGCGCGCACGTCGAACCGGCCCGCGAGATCCGCCACCGCGAAGGCGGCCTGCATGACGCGCGCCATGTCCTCCGATGGCAGATCGCCATACGCAGCGAGCAGAGCATCGCGCAGCTCTTGCAGCGACTGCGCCTGCTCGACCAGCGCGCGAATGCGATCGAGCCAGTCAGCGAGCATCGGCGCGGCCGCCAGCTCGATCCGATCTGCCAGCAGATCGGCCGGATGCTGCGTGCCCGCAGGCTCGGCAGCACGGACCTCGGATGCCGCGCCGCGCCCGGCCTGCTCGCGCGCCGACACTCCGGTTGCGCCCGCCTCGGGGGGGGTTTGCGCCGCATTTGCGGCCGCCGTGTAGTCGTCGCCGTAGATGCGCGCCGCCGCCTCGGGCTTCAGGTTCCAGCCGATGCGCGCGAGGATCTCATCGCGCTGGGCACGTGACAGCAGATCCTCCGGGTCGTCCATCTCGCGGTAGATGCGCGGGTACGCCGCGCCGGGCAGCTCGTAGTCGACGAGCCAACGCACCCACGTGTGGTTGGCGGTCTCGCAGACGAGATCGGCGTCCGCGGCGACGATGTCCTCGCGCACGTCCCAGTGCACCTGCGCCTGCGCGCGCGAGCTGCCGTCCTCGGTGGTCATGGTCTGGCCGAGCACGATCTTGGCGATGGCCCTGTCCCAGTAGCCCATCCACTCGCCGTAGCTGGCGGTGCCGCCGCGCGATGCCTCGATCAGCTCGATGGCCATGCCCTCGGGCAGGATCACGCCGGCATCTGTCTGGATGGCCTGCACCGCCTCCAGCAGCCGCGCGCGCTCGGCGGGGTCGGTGCCGGCCGGAAATCTTCCGATCGCCGTTGGCGCGCCGAACTTTTCCAAGAAAGTCGCCCAGAACCGCGCGCCCTGGCGCTTGAACCACACCGGCCAGTACAACGCATGCGCGAGCCCTCGCCCGTACGGCTCGTCGTGGTGCGATGCGCCCACCGATGCCACCCAGAACTTGCGCTGCGGCACGCGCTCGCCGTGCGGTCTGCTGCTGGTGCGCAGCAGCAGCGCGCCGTCCGGCGCGAAGGCAAAGCGCGCACGGTCGCGCACGCGGATGTCCTCGATCGCGATCCCGTCGCGGTCGACCGCCCACATGATCTCGGCCACGGCGAACCCGTAGAACCGCGCGTACAGCATCTGGTCGCTGACGGCGTCCCAGTCCACCCGCTCGAGCGTGGCGCGGACGAGCTCGGCCGCCTGCCGGTCGACGCGCCGCTCGCCGCCCGGCTCGACGGCCCACGGCCGGCGCACCACGGCCATGCGCCGCTGCGCGAAGGTGGCTGCCACCTGGTCGTCGCGCAGCAGCTCCTCGTAGCCGCGCCAGCCGCCGGCCACCGGCAACACGCGGTCGGTCGGCGGCAGCCACGGCAGCGCATCGACGTAGCCGCGCGTGATGTCGCGGCCGTCGCGCGTGGTGGCGATCTCGTTTAGATCGGGTCGACGATCAGTAGCCATGCGATACGCTCCTCGCGGTGCCCCAGCCGCGGCCCGTGGGCTGGAGCGCGGCCAGGCGCGCGCGCTCGGCAGGCACGGCCGACGCCCAGAGGCTGTAGTCTGGGCGCTCGGTCTGCGCGGCGGCGCAGGCCAGCGCCAGCGCCCAGAAGCGGTCGGCGTGGCCTGCCTCGGTGCGCTCGGCCACCAGCCGCGGGGCGCCGTTCGGCCCGGCCACGCGCTGCACGCTGTGCAGATCCGCGCGCAGCGCCTGGTGTCCCACTGGCAGACGCAGCCGCCGGTCTTCCATGCGTTCCTTGAGGGCCGTGGCCATGTCGAGCTTGCGCGCAGGCGCGAACAGCACGCCCTCGATGCGGTACTGCCCATGCCGCCGCTGCGCTTCCTGCACCGGCATCTCGCCCAGGCCGGTCTGGTCCAGCGCCGCGCGGATCACCCGGTAGTCGCGCATCACCCGGTCCAGTTCCGCCAGCTGCGCGGCAAAGCTCGTCGCGCGCAATTCGATCAACTCGCGCAACCACAGCACGTCGCCCACCTCTTCGAGCACGGCGATCACGGTCAGGTCGCCACGGGCGGCGAAGTCCATGCCCACGTAACAGGGGCCGCCGCCATATGCACCAGGTGCATCGCCATGCGCCGGGCGCATCGAGCCGGCGCCGCGCAGCACGCACTGCGCGTCCTCGCAGCCGTCGATCAGCTCATACGGCAGCCAGGCGGTGGCCTCATCGACGAACTGGCACTCGAACTCCTGCGCCCAGGCGATGGGGTCGGCCATCGCCCGGCGCAACTCATCGACGTTGCGCGGCAGGCCATCGGCCACCGCGTCGTAGATCGTGACCACATGACGAGAAAACAGCCCGTCGGGCTGCGTCATGATCTCGTAGAACTTGTTGCCCTTGCCGTTCGGCGTGGAAATCACCCGCAGCTTCAGATCCGGCCGCGACACCACCGGCAGCAGCGCCGTCCAGATGGCGCGGGAATCCTGATGGTGGGCGAATTCGTCGAGGATGAGGTTGTCGCTCATGCCGCGCGCCGTGCTGGGCTTCGATGCCACCGCGCGGATGTAGCTGCCGCGGCTGCCGATCCTCACCATGTGCGCCAGTTCGTCGGCCTCGAAGGGCACGTCCAGCGCCTCGAAGGCCGCGCCGATGGCGCGCAAATGCAGCTTGACGCCGTTGTCCATGGCGTCCAGCGCCCGGTCGCGGGAGACCGAGAGGATCGTCCAGCGGCTCACCCGCCCCTCAGCCTCGGCCTCGAGCACGTCCAGCACCGCCTCCAGCGTGGTGGTGAAAGTCTTGCCCGTCTGCCGCGACCACATCCCCGCCTTGAAGCGGGCTTGGTCGGCGAGATAGCGGCGCTGGTAGGGGTAGAGGATGGGCTCAGCCGCCATAGAGCCCCTCGCGGATCGCCTGCAGAGTCGCCGCATCGAGCGTGCGGCCTTCCTTCGCGGCGGATTTCTCCACGGCGTCGAGCTTGGCCCGCAACTCCTCGGCCCACCGCTTCTGGCCGATGGACGCGCGCGAAGCCTCGGCCACCGCGCGCGCGGCGTGGGTCAGTAGCTTGACCTGCTCGGCCGGATCGGCGTCCTCGGACTCGCGCACCGCCAGCATCGCGTCGAACAGGGCCGACTGCACCATGCGGATGACTGCCGCGGAGTGCTCGTCGGCATCGTCCGGGCTGGTCTGCGCGATCAGCCGCGCGGCTTCGGTGGAGGCACGGATGGCCGCCATGCTGCGCTGGATGCGCTGGTCGTACCGATGCAGGCTGCTCTTGCTGATGGCGTATCCCTGCGCGGCGAGCCAGGCGGCCAGCGCCTCATAGCCGCCGTGCGCCTGGTCGGCGAGCAGTCGCTCCAGCTCGGCGCGCACGGACTGCGGCAGACCGGTGACTTTCGGGCGGCGCGGCATGTCACCACCTCGGCGGGCGCGCGATGTCCGCCGGGCAGTCGACGCGGTAGTCCACCAGCGCCTCGCCATTGGGCGTGATCTCGGCGGACCAGACCGGCCCGCTGTCGTCGATGCTGATGAGGCCGCGTTTCTTTAGGCTGACCATCTCGGCGCGGAGCTGGTCCGCGGTCACGCGCAGCGGGATGTCGCGACACGCTCCCATGATGACCGTCTCGACGGTGCCGTATGGACGCGCGTGCCACAGGGCGGAGAGGATCACCCAGCGCAGGTACTCGCGCTCCGCGCGAGCGTGGTCGATTATGGCGTCGAGGTGTTTATCGCTCATGGCGCAGTTCCATCATCACTTCGTAGATCCGGTCGATCTTGGCGTTCAGCGAGGTGTATTCGCGGATGGCGTCTTCGCGCAGCTGGAAGCGCCGAATGTCCGCATCGCGGTCGCGCTCGATGGCGTCCAGTCGCCGGCGGGCATCCGCCAGCTCGTCGCGCAGGGTCTTGATGATCTGTTCCACCGCGCGCTGATAGCGTTCGTCGGCCTGCGCCATCTCGCGGATGGCGTCGTCGCGGCGCTGGTACTGCAGCGGCAGATTGGCGACCAGCGCCTTCATGCGCGCGTCCACCTCGTCGATACGCGCCAGGCGCTGCTCGATGTCCTGCAGCAGGCGGGCCGCGAACCAGCGCAGCAGGCCGAAGACCCCTCCTAGGACGGCCAAGGCCACCGCTACCGCCGTGGGCATGTTCAAGGCGCCCATCAACAGATCACCTTCCATCGCCGCTCGCTTCCCTTGCAGCTACCGCGTCCCGCCACAGCCTGATGGCGTCGATCCTGGCGCGGCACTGCTGGTACAGGCTTGCGACCTCGAGGGCCCAGGCGGCGACATCGGAGTCGGAGGACTCGGCTGCGGCAGCGTGGCCGGGATCAGCGGCAGCGGCGGCATCGGTTCGATCAGCGCCGGCGGCGGCAGCGGGCACGGCGCCACGGAAAGCGCTCGAGGCGTGGAGCAGCCCGCGAGCGCGAGCAGACAGGCAGGCACGGCCAGTGGTAGCGGACTGAATCGCATCTCGAATACTCCCGTGGGCGATCTCGAGCTCGGCGAGCGCGCGGTCGACGAGTTCCGTGGCCGTTTGCGCGGCGTTTTGCGCGGCTTCGAGGCGGCGCCGGGCGTCGTCCGCGGCCTTCGCCTCGCGGGCGGCGACCTCGGCTCGCATCCGCGCGATCTGCGCATCGGCCAGCCAGCCGCGCGTGGTCCAGCCGGCGGCGACGGCGACGACGATCGCGGCGGCGGCTGCCCATGCCGTCGGGTTCGGGATCACTTGTCCTCGCCGCCGCCCCTGAACCAGTAGCCGAGCGCCATGCCGAAGGAGGGCCCCAGCCCGGAGATGAAGCTCTGCACGTCCAGCCGTTCGTTCGCCAGCGCCCAGACGAGAGCGCCGACGTACACGGCGCCCAGCGCCAGCGTCGTCACCGCCTTGAAGTTGAAAACCCGATTCATTTCACTGGCTCCCCACGCACAAGGCATATTCAGCCTGCCGTCGCTTCACGAGCCCCGGCAGCTCGCGCCCGCCGGCGCGCGTCCAGCGCAGCAGCTCGCGGCATGCGCCGGCGTAGTCCGGCGGCTGCTGGCGCAGGCGCGCCACGAGCGTGGAGCGGCACGCCGCGCCGGATCCGACGTTGTAGGCCCAGGAGACGAAGGCATCCCACTCGTGCGGCGCCAGCGGCACGTCGCCGATGCACGCGGCAAGCTCGCGGGCGATGCGGTCGGCACCGAGGGCGAGCATCACGACGGCACGGGGCGGCGTCACCGTGTCGCCCGGCGCGACGGGACGTCCGTCCTCGTGCCGCGTGCTGCCGAAGCCGACCGTCTGCACGCCCACACCGTCGTCGTATGCGCGCGACGAGTAGCCCTCGTGCAGCGCGATCATTGCGATGACAGCCGCGCTGGCTCCCAGGCCCGCGATCGACATCCGGATTGCGCCTTTCATCCGGCGCACTCTGCTTCATGTGCGGCCTGGATGCGCCTGCGACGATGGTCGTCAGTCCTCGCCGAAGGCGAGCAAGCCCTGCGTGGAGTCGGCGGTGCGGCTGGGCTCGCCCGATCGCGCTTCGGCCGCGAGCCGCTGCACCTGGCGCAGGTGAAGTCCCAGCCGGCGGGCGATCTCGCAGTGATTCAGCCCGGCGTCGCGCAGCTCCGCGACACGCCGCACGATGCGCGCGCGTCGCCAGGCCGCACCCATGGGAACGACGATGCGCTCGCCGCCGTAGATGCGCACCATGACGGCGGCGGCCGTGGGCCCGGCCAGCGCCACGAGCGCATGTTCGGCTGGCAAGGATCGCGGCACGTACACCGGCAGCCCGCCGAAGTTGTCCAGGAGGCGGTCGATTTCCGCCTCGGGGACGCCGGCGGCGGCGAGGGTATCAATCAGCGTGGCGATCGCTTGCCTCCATGCGCTTGAGCCCATGCAGCAGCTCGCCGAGCGCACGCCTGATCCGCTCGCGCTCGCGCGGATCGGGCGCCGGCGCGGCCAGCGCTTCGGGCGGCCGCGGCTGCGGCAGGTGATCGAACAGCATCGCCGGCGCCGGCCATCGCACGGCGTGCGCGGCAAGCCGGCGAAACGCTTCGTTCAGCCTGGGCGCGTCGCGCGCTTCGATCCAGCCCGCTCGCGCCGCCAGCGCGTCGGCCCACGCAAGCGCGCAGCCCTCGATCGCATCGGCCGCGGGCGCGCCGTCCAGGCGCATCAGCACGAGCCGCTGCAAGCCGGCGGCCACCGCGGCGACGAGCCATGGCTCAGGCGCCCTTTGCTGCATCCTTCAGACTCTGCAGTCGCTGCAGGGCGTCCATCGTCGCCGACCGTGGCGCCGGACTCGCCGCTTGCGCTGATCGCACGACCGGCGATGGACGCGCCTGGGCGGAGGTCGATTCGATGACGCGCCGCAGATAGTTGTGGCTTGCCAGCGGGCGGGCATCGCCGGCATCGCGTTTTGTGGTGATGGCCTCGACCGTCTGCGCGAGCGCCTCGGCCAGGACTGCCGCATCGGCGTGCAGCTCGAGCGCTTCGCGCGCCAGCCGCAGCGCCCGGTCGAACGATAGCGCGCGGCGCTCTGGACGCCACAGCCCGAGATAGGCCACCAGCGGACGGCCGAGCTCCGCAGGCAGCGACGCGAGCAGCGCCATCAGCTCGCGCGCCGCATCGTCCTCGACCCAAGCCTGGACCGACGCCTCGGCGTGGCACGCAGGGCACCTCAGCCGCAACGCAGCGCCTCCGGCGTGAGGCTGGCGAGCATGCCAGGGGGCACGTCGGCGCGATACTCGTAGCGGCCGCGCCCTGCGCGCCGGCAGTGCACCGGCACTCCGTTGGCGCGCAGTTCCGCCACCGCGGAGTTCACCGCGCAGATCTGCGCGCGCTGCACGATGTCCAGCGTGCCGTGCCACTGGCCGTCGGCCAGGAGTACGAGCAGCCGCTGCAATCGGTCGCTGCGGTCGATGCGCGCGTAGTTCATTTCCGCTCGCGCCTCCCGTTGCGCCGCATCTTGGCGTCGTGGCCGTTGTGGCACTTCTGGCACAGCGCCGCGAGGTTCAAGAGCTCGGCCGCTTCTGGCCTGTGGTCAAACACGTGCGCCGTGGTCAACACCACTTTGCTGCCAGTGACCGGGTGCGGTTTGCCGTTCTCGGCTCCACACCACTCGCAGCGGTTCCGTGCCCGGTAAAAGCGCACGAACCTGCTGCGAAGTTTCCAGTCGTGCGGGTAGCGTGCGCGCATCTCTGGGCGTATCGGCATGGCAGTTCTAACCCAGCGTTTGTTCGGACTCGCTTCGGTCGATGCGGCGCGGTTCACGGCCGCCCGATCGCCGCGCGACGCCGCTCGGCGTAGACCATTGCGGCGACGACCTTGCGCAACACCTCGGCCGTGACCCACTCGATGCGCTGCACCTCGTGTCCGAGCATGTGCCGCACGATGCCCAGTGCGTACTGCGGGAATGGCCATCCGTTGGCATCCGACAGCGCCCGGATCTTGCCGATCAGTGGCGCCCGCTCGTCGGAGGCACGCACCGGCGGCCCGGGCAGCGTCACGCGCGCGCCGGCGCGCTGCCAGTAACGGATCACCGCCTGCAGTGCCGACACGTCCATCTGCGCGCACGAGTCCACGCCGGCCACGCGCCGCTGCACCTCGCGTCGCGTAGCATCGTCCGCCCCGCACTGCTGCGCGGCGATGTGCGCCAGCGCGATCAGCCGCCGGCGCATGCCGTCACGTCCTGGCGCGGCGCTCATAGTTCCTCGTCGAGCAGCGCGGCTACCACGGCGTCCAGCGCCTCGCTGTAGACGGCCTGCCCGCGCGCGGCCACCGGCCATGCCGACAGCAGCGCCAGGCTCGCGCGCACGAGCCGGCGCACGATGCGCGCATCGCGCGCGCCGGCGCTGGCCTCGATGCGCTCGAGCGCCGGCATGCCCTCGGTGACCGCGATGCCGGCGCGCGGATCGTGTAGCGGGGTGTCGCGCACGGCGCTCATTGGTCGTCCCCGGTGGAGGATGAGACCGCCATCAGCGCGGCCAGCAGCACGCCGGCGGCGAAGGCGAGCCATACCACGACGATCAGGATGACGAGGCTCATGCGACCTCCTTTGCGAGGGGTTCGGTGTCGGCGAGCAGCCGCTCGAGTAGGCGGTCCAGATCGCCGTCGACCGGGCGGATGACGATCTCCTCGCCGGTGTCGACAACCTGCACGCCGATGCGCCGCAGGTCGGCGCTGGCGAGTTGCGCCAGCGCGGTCTTGAGCGGCCGCTCGATCACGCGGATCAGTTGATCGGCCTGGTCCGGCAGGTGCTTGCGGATGAGCGCGCAGACGCGCGCGTCGTCGTCCCAGGTGATCGCGCCGCGACCCTTCTGGTAGCCGACGCGGATGCCCGCGAAGACGACCGTCTTCGGCCGCTCGAAAAGCTGCGGTGCGGCCGCCACGGCGGCGGCGAGCTCGTCGCGCCGCTCCTGGGCGATGGCCAGCGCGCGGCGGATCGCGGGCATGCTGGACCTGCGCAGCCTGGTCACCTCGTCTTCGAGACTTTGCACCCGGCCGGCCAGCGCCTCGCGGGCCTCCGCATAGCGGCGCGCCAGCCGTTCGATGTCTGCAATCGTCGTCATCATCGTCCTCCACGCGCGCGACGGATCGCGCGCCACCGTTCGTCCAGTAGCCGTTGCACCTTCCGCTGCGCCGGCAGCAGCGGCAAGTAGCCGTCCGAGGGGGCAGGATGCGCGGGCGTCTGCTGGGCAAGTTCGCGCCGCACCCGCGCGAACGTGCGCCGGATGTCGGTGCGGATCGCCGGCACGTACCTGAAGTTCGGGTCGTCGATGCGTTTCATGACAGCTCCGTTCCGTCTTCCCAGTAGATCGTCAGCCCCTCGGCCTGCGCCATGCGATACGCGATGTCGTGCAGGATCGACGCGTACTGCTTGATGAGGGTCCGGTCCGGATCGGGAAGCTCGTTGGCGAGCGAATCCAGGTCGCACGCGGCGTCCGCGATCCCCTCGATGGCGTGTTCGTGCGTCATGCGGCGCCCCCTTCGAGGTCGCGCCAGGCGGCCTGCACGTGCGTCGCCTCGACGGACGCGCCATCGGCCATCATCGTCGCCAGCCGCAGCGTCTTGACGACCGCGCGCAATGCGCCAGGTCGCGCGCCGATCTCGGCGAGCAGCCCGAGCGCGCCGTTGCGCACACCGAATGCGCCGGCCACGCGCTCTACGTCTTCGCGGGTGGCGCGGCTCAGCCGCACCCGCCGGCCGATGCGCGAGTACAGGCGGTCCAGGTAGGCCGCGCGGTAGCCGCCGGTCATGCGGGCGTAGACGAGCTCGTTGCCGACGATGGCGAGCCCCACGCCCGTGGCGTCGTGCAGCGCGCGGATGGCGTCGAGCGCGGCCACCGTCAGGTGCTGAGCCTCGTCGATGACGAGCAGCCCGCCGGTGCCGGCGATGCGCGCGACGATCGCGCGGCTCATGCGCGCCGCGCCCTGCGGCAGATCGCGCATGCCGCAGGCGATGCACACCTCCTCGAGCGAGGTGGCCACGCCGGCGGTGGCTGGGCTGACGGTGGCGATCCACACGTTGGGGTAGCGCCGCGCATACTCACGCACCGCGGTGGTCTTGCCCAGGCCGGCGCCGCCATAGACGACGGCCACGTCGCCGGCCATCTGCGCGTAGCCCAGCGCCGCCAGCACGCGCTCGGCCGTCGGCGTGGGCACCCAGGCCGGCGCCTCCGGCATCTGCGGCTGCGCGCGCGCCTGCTCCTGCATGCCGAGCCAACGCGATAGCCGCTCGAGCTGACGGGCCGGGTCGGCCGGATACGTCCCGCCGAGCAGCTGCGTCAGCGTGGTCGGGCTGACGCCGATCTCGCGGGCCGCCTGCGATTGCGTGATGCCGCGCCGCTCGATCTCGGCGCGCACGCGCGCCAGGATGTCGTCGCCGCCATGGTCGGCGGCGGCTTGGGTCTTCTCGATGACTGCAAGTTGTGCCATGATTCCTCGTCGTTTGTCGTTGCACCCCGCTTTGCGCCGCGCTCGAACGCGGCGCAAAGCACCCTTTAAGTCCCCGTGCCGAGCCGCCTGCGCTCGGCCGCCCATTCGTCCAGCATCGCCATCACGCGGCGGTCGACCTGCGCGATCGCATCGGTCTGCTGTTTGTCCGCGCCGCTTCTGCGGGGGGCGATCATGCGCACCGCCGCGGGCGGCGCAGGCTCATGCGTCTGCGGCGCCGCCGGCAGCCGTTGCGCGGCGGCGATGGCATCCATGCGGCGCTCGGCGGCGAGTTGCTCGCGCGCGGCGCGGATGCGCTGCCGGTTGGCGCGCGCGTGATCCTTGGCCGCCTGCGCGTCGATGAACTGGGCCTGAGTACACGACGCCTCGCCGATGTAGGCGCCGTCCGGCATGTAGATGTGAACCGGATCGGTCAACCGGTCGGGGTCGAAGCGCACGACCACGCGCCGTCCGGCGTGCGCGGCCAGCTCCTCCCCCCAGTACAGGTTCCCGGCGATGGCCACGTGTCCGCTGTCGCGCACCGTGACACCCTCGGCGGCGAGCAGCCACAGGCGCCGCTGCTCGGCGCTGGCCTTGCGGATCACCGAGCTGGCGTAAGACTCCGCAAACGTCTGATCGAACGAGCGGCCGCGCGCGGTCTCGGTGCGCCGGCCGGTCCGCGCGTTGTGCGCGCGGATGCCCTCGTCCACGAGCGCCACGAACTCGTCCCACTTGAGCGCGCGGCTGCCGTAGTTGTCTGGCTTGGTCACGGGGCTGTTGCCCGTGTAGGCGCCGGCTGCGGCCGGGTGCTTGGCGATGTCCTCGCACAGGTCCCGGAATGCCCGCTCGATCGGCTTGGCCTGTCCGTGATAGGGCGTCGTCCAGTGCGCGGTGACGCCCAGCAGCCCGAAGATGCCGACCGGGTCGTCGTCGCGTATCGCGAAGCGGAACCGCGTCGGCGCTCCGCCCGTCATCCACTTGTTGGCGAACTCGCGGCCGTTGTCGAGGAAGGCGTGCTCGGGCACGCCGTACTGCTGGACGAGGTCCCCGAAGGACAGCCGCACCAGATGCTGGTTGAGCGTCTCGCCCACCCGCCAGGCGAGGATCTTGCCGCTGTAGATGTCCTGCCAGGCCACCAGCACCGGCCGGCCGACGGATCCCGACGGCAGTTCGACGCGCAGGTCGAAGGTGTGGCCGTCGGCGCAGACGGCCTCGAGCGCATGCAGCGTGGAGCGCAGCCGCTTGACGTGCGGCAGCCGGCGCTTGAGCGCCTCCTCGCCCTCGCGGGCGAGCACCACGATCTGCCATGGCAGCGCCTTGATGCGGCGCTCCACGGTGGCGTAGCTCGGGACCTCCCAGCCATGCTCGGCGGCCGCTGAAAGGAGCCGCCGGTAGCAGGCATTCAGCGCCGGCTGCTCCGCACGGAGCCAGTCGGCCTTGATCCACTCCCATGCCTCCGGGCTCATCTCGGCCAACTGCAGGCAGCCCGCATAGCGCGGCGCGAGCGCCGGCGCGTAGTCGCCCGGATGCACATGGGCCGCGCCCAGGATGCGGCCGTCGCCGTACCACCAGCGGCGCAGTGTGGACTCGGGCAGGCCGCTCGCGCGCGCTACCTCGCGGATCGCGCGCCGGGCGCGCAGCCCCGCATCGATCAGCGCACGTAGGCGCAGGCAAATCTCAGCCCGGTGCTTGCCCTCGTCTTGAATGGACTGCGGACGCCGGGAGAACCAGTCCCACAGGGCGTTTCGGTCGTAGGCCCTGCGGGGTCGTTTTTGCGCCGCAAAAGAAACGCCGCCGGGCGACGATGGTGAATCGCCGCCCGGCGGCAAAGCCGGCGTGTCGCCGGCGCCACTCAAGGAGGAGTTGGCCGGATACTCGGCGCCTCCGGCCGGGGCGCGTGAATCCATGGAATCGGGCGAAAGATCCGCGCGCGAGAGCGCGGCGCCAGCGTTGCCAGGAGGGTTCGCCGGAGTCGGCGCAGTCAGGATCCGGTGTGTGATGATCCGCTCCCTGAGGTCCTGCGGCAGCGAATCGATGGGGTAGTAGCGCTTGCGCCCGCCCCGGACCGGCACCTCGGTGTATGGCCATGATTCGCGGATCGCGCGGCCCCGAGCCGCGCGATCCGATACGCCAAGCGCAGCCGCAATTTCCTGGGAGTCGACCGGGGCGTTCATGACCGGGGCGTTCATTCCAACACCCCGTCTTTGAGGCCGAGGAGAACGGCCGCCCGATGCGCCTGACCCCTCCGCCCCTTGATCCGACCACGGAGCAGCTCATAGACGATGCGGCTGCTGACGCCGATCTCCCGCGCCACATCTGGGACGCTCTTCCCGCGCCGATACAGATCGGCCTTCACTTGGTCAACCGTTTTCATCTTGACGCGGCACGTATTCGTGTCTAAGTTGTGCACGTTGGTGTAAGTTTAGGACCGTTTTTGCATCCCTGTCAAGCGACAGGATGCAAAAAAACATCTTCCAGCTTCTTCCGGCTTTCAGGGCAGGTGGGTGTGCCAGCGATGGTCGAAAGATCAATGACTTACGAAAGTCGGAAGCGCGCCAGCTTCCAGCTTTCGCTCTTCCAGCTTTCGGAGTGAAAGTTGGAAGGCGGCATCGGCTCACGGCTGAAGCTCTGGCGCCAGGCGCTCGGCCTGACTCAAGCCGCGTTCGCCGAGCGTATAGGGGTGCACATTGGTGTCCTGAAAAAGTACGAACAGGGCCTCAACGTGCCAGGCGGCGAAGCCCTCGCCGCCATTGCGCGTACTGGGGTGAACATGACGTGGCTGCTGACGGGCGATGGCGAGATGCTGCCCAGGGCGTCGCCGCCCGTACTACAAGTGCTTGAAGGAAAAGGAGAAAGGCGCTCTGCGGACGATGACGTGGCGCGCCTGCTGCGCCAGATCGAGGCTATCCTCAACGCCGACCCAGACCCGGAGCGCCGTCGCGTGCGAGCGCAAGAGCTTTTCGCGCGCGCTCAGGAGCTGGCTCGCCTAAGCGAGCTCGAGCGGGCGGTCGCGGAACTGCGCGCCGCCATGGACAAGGTGATGTCGATTCCGGCTTAAACGATTTGCAAACGGGTGCTCCAGACCAACCAGCTGTCTCAAATCAGCTGCAAAATCCCTGTGGATAACTCCACGAGCCGGCGATGTGTCTCATATCGCCGCACCGTCGCTCGAATCACCTAAGTCCGCGCCGCATTTCGGTTTTTCCCGGTTGTTCCCGCTTCTTCCCGGTGTCTCAAACCAGTTGCACACGCACACACTCGGTTCGCGAAGGCGGCAAGGTCTCGTTGCGCGCGTGGCCGGCGCTGGGCCCCGGCGAGACGCAGACGTGGGCGCAGCTCGACGGCCCGATCGTCGCACTCGACACGACCGATCCGAACCGGG